TTGCGAGACTATAAGTTCAATATAATCGTCGATTCGTTTTTTACGTTTAATATTTCTCGAGTACCACACTTGAAAAGTTGCACCCATTACAAATGCATTGATCAGTAAATAAATGTAAATTAAATGTGTCATTTTAATATAGTTAAATCGTTTTTTGTTAATTCACTTATACGATACGATATTTTATTAAATGCATCTTGCAAATCGTTATGTAAATAAGCAAAATCCTTTTCTCTTATTTCTGATGCAAGTGCGAAATAAACGGTTTTAAAAATACCACTTCGTATTTCATCTAATTTCAATATTAATTCCGCATTTGTATTTGGTTGCGTTTGACTTTCTTTAAAATAAACTTCTGCATTTCTCATTTTAATCCATTTAGGTAAAGCATTTCGGTGTCAACTGTCCAACTTGTAGAACCGTTTTCGATTCGATCAATTGTATTACGACTTAAACCTGTTTTAAGCGATAGTGCTTTTTTAGTAATATTTGCACTAATCCTTTTGTTTGCAAGGAACCTCCCCTTTTCGATACGTTGTTTTTCGATATCCTTCTGATTCATATTCTTTGATATTGATTACCAATTTTTTTAATATTAAAACGACAACGTAACCTGTGCAATGTACGTTCGGTTATTCCTAATGACTTCCAAGCCTCTTCAAGATTTTTGGATCGATTCAATGTCTTCAAAATTAATACAGCTCGTCTATAATCGAGGTTTAAAATTTCACTATAATTTATCATAGATGTAAATGTACAATCTTTGGTACAGAGTATGAAACTTTCGTGCATCGTATTACCTTTACATCAGCAAAAACTACATTTTCACAATGTCTAAGCGAATTATATTCTCCACAGCAACACCAAACGATCAGGGCGGTATTATACCTAATGACGTTCTTGATTTTTCGAGATTTGCAAAAAATCCGGTTGTTCTAAATGAACACAAATGGGATGAGGACCCACTTGGAATGTGGACAGATATACGACTTGAAAATGATGCTTGGACCGGTGTTCCAGTTTTCCATGAAATTACAGAAATCTCCAGAACGAAGAAAGCACTATACGACGGTGGTTGGTTACGTGCTGCAAGTATCGGAGGTGAAGCAATGTGGAAAACTACTGGTAGAAAAATAAAGAATGCCGACGGTGAAGTTGTTCCTGAATTTGAATACGACGCACAGGGAAATAGGATATGCGTTAAATTCTACGTTTACGAAATCTCTATAGTTACATTACCATCGAACGAAGATGCCGTTCAGATGTTACACGCAAAGGTGTATAACGATGGTGAATGTGAAAGAGGTTTAACTAAATTAAGTTCACATTTTAATAATCATAAAAATCAAACAAAGATGACACCTGAAGAAAAAGTTGCTCAAGAAGCACTTGAAAAAGCAGCATCTGAAAAAGCAGCACTTGCTGCTAAAGAAGATGGCTCGTCTCTGCCTAAATGGATGCAAGACATTCTAAAATTAGGTGGAAAGCTTGTTCTGGGCAGTGAACCAGAACCTAAAAATACTCCTGAGTCTAAACAACAAAAGGACAAAAAAATCACCGATCCTCAGCCAAAACCTATTGGTCTTGCTGCGAAAAAAGCTGAAAAAGCGAAAGCGGATTGTGATAAAGCGGCTGAAGAAGCCGAGGCTGCGGCTGAAAAGTTCAAAACTGCAAAAGCGAAAGCGGATGCTGAAGGTGCTACCAAGGAAGACATGGAAGCATGTGAGAAGGCTAAAAATGATGCAGAAGATGCAATGAAAGCTTACGAAGAAGCTGAGAAAGCTTATAATAAATATAAAGCAAAGGCCGAATCCGGAGACGATGACGAAGAAGAAGAAATCGAAGAAGGTGGGGTTGAAAAGGCTAAGGAAAAATCAAAAAATTCTTCAAAAATGAAACCTCAATTTAAAACTTCTGCACAAATGAAGGACGAATTAAAACTTGCTTCTACGCCAAGCCACCAAGCACGCGTGAACCAAGTTAATAGCGGCAAGACTTTCAGTCAATTAGCTGCTTCAAAGGATGGTAACGACCAGAGATTACTTGGACGTGTACTAACCAAAGATGGTGGTGGTAAAGAAATCGCTGAATATGCAGCGGTATTAAATTCTATCATGGCCGATGGTAAATACTCTGCAATCGTTGATAAAACGAGAGTACTTGCTAACGTAAGTGAAAACCAGTTAAAAACTTTCCAAGGTAATCCTCAGGCAAGAGCTGGTGTAACCTTACAGCAATTGGCTGCTCAATTGAACCGCGGTGAAGTTGAGGTTAGAGGTGAATATAATACGATGAAAAACATCACAACGTTATCATCCACGGATAATGCGTTGGCCAGTCCTGCATTAAACACTATTGAGTGGTTATCACTTGCTATTTTTAAACTATTCCCGAATAGTTCATGGAAAAACGAAATACCTATCTTTGGTGCTGAAATCACTGGAAAAAATACCGGTATTATATGGGCTAACATCGCTGCTGATCCGACTATCTATAAAGGTAACCAACCTACTCCGGGTAACTATACCTACACAGATACTGCGGTATCATTAAGTCTTACTCCTTACTGGATGCAGCCAATGTTATGGACTCCACTTACAATGCATCAATTAAGATACGACCAAATGGGAACAGGTTGGGCACAAGCATTTGCAAAATGGAACGCGGTTATCGATGATAATCTAATCTATACACTTGCATCTACCGTACCTGCTTCAAGCATCGTATCTTCAAGTGGTTTAAGTGGTTATCAAACTTCACCAATGACCTTTAATATCAACGGTGCAAACGATCCTAATGCTTTCTACTATAATCCTTCTTTCACTGGTTCACTTAAAAATCCAGTATTGAATGACATTATTACTACTGAGCAAATTTATAACCGTCAGAATTTTGAATTAGCAAATGAAAGAACAACACTTGTAGTTGATCCTACGATGGATGCTCTATTCGCTAAAGACCCAGAAACTAAGTCATTATTGACACGTTGGGTTAACCAAGACGGTGGCGAATTCACTAAATTCAAAAATACAATCTTACCTCAAAGAAGTAGAGTTGCAATATACGATCCTGCTACTGGACAGGTTAAAGACCCTAACGCTACAATTCCTTCTACCGCAGTAAGTGCTGCATTAGGATTTATTCCTTCTCAGGTAGGTATGGGACTTGGTATGTTAGATGTGTTTATGATTCAGGACCCAACTTCTTATGGTTATAAGATGAGTGCTGATATAAGAATCGGTATTGTTCCTTTACGTTCCGACTTCTTAGGTACTACATTATTGACCTACGGTGCTGCAAACGTATAGTAAATAAGAAATCGAGGAGCCTTATTAACCTAAGGCTCCTTATTTTAAAACGTCTTAAATAAAGAATAAAAATGAAAAAGTTCATAACAATCATGATAGCATTGATCGTAACTCTTGCAGTTAGTGAATCAAAGGCTCAATTAAGGACCTCTACGTTGCCTAATATCCAACAAGGTCAATTTATCGATTTCGGTGGTGTATATCCTAATGCAAGTGATACGCTTCAAGTAAGTGACACTGTGGCATATATCATACCGATCACTCATAACAATGAGATCGCTGGTGTATTTCACCAATTCTACTTTAAAAAGGTAGGTTCTGGAAATCCGACTATCACCGTAAGTTATTATCAGTCAAATGACCTTACGACTTTCTTTCCTGTAACGAAAGGTTCCGCTCAATCGACGTATGTGAAGACATTTACACCTACGACATCGACTTGGAATTATGTAAATTTCACACAGGATAGTGCTAAATTCGATGCACGTTACTTAAAGGTACAATTCATGACCTCGAGTACTTCATCTGTCGGAGGTAATATTGTATCTCGTTTGAAGACATATTATCGATAATCAACCAACAACCCTTACGAAAACCGATTATTCATAATTAAATTTTCAAATAAAATGTTAAAGACACATCCAAAAAACATTGCGCACATTAAGGCTGCACTTAAAGTATTTCCAGAAATTTGGTTCCACGGTGATGGAAACATCTATCATAAAAAGAAAGAATCCGATGATCGTAAGGATTTTACCAACAACGGTAATGGTCCTGAAACTTATAGAATTCATTTCAAACAAGGTGATAACATACCTGCAACCGTTGAAGACATGAACAAATCATTGATTCAGTCTAAAACATCTGAAATCGCAGAAGCAACTAAGCCTATAATGTACAATGCAGGTGTTGCTACATTCTCAGTAGATGAAGATGAAGATGAAACTAAATCGGATTCGGGTAATGCATCTGAAGGTGTTAATTTGAACAAGTATTCAAAGGAACAACTTAGTGAAATGTTGACTGAAAAGGGTATCGAGTTTGACCCAACTTCTAAAAGGGAAGTTTTAATAAACTTGCTTTCGGGTAAATAAAAAATTCACAAAATAATTAAGCTTTAAAATGAAACACTCAATAAATATATCGGTCTTAAATGATACAGTAGGAATACCAGTATCGACCGATGGTGTTATGGGTATTTTTATCAAGGCAATTGCTGTCAGCGGGAAATTTGCATTAGATACACCATATCTTTTGACAAAGCTCGCTGACTTAGCAGCTTTAGGTATAGATGCAGCCTATGACGCAACGAACAATCTTGCAGTATATCAGCAAGTGAGTGAATTCTATGCTCAGGCAGGTGATGGTGCATATCTGTGGTTATTTGGCGTAAGCACTTCAACTGCTTTCGGCACTTACGTTGCAGGTTCTACCTTCTCCCAATTGATTATAGGAACCGCTACCGCTGATCCAGCTAATAGGGTTAAAATGATCGGATTGTGTTATGGTGTACCTATTGCTACACAAACCTCTGCTGATTTTCCAGTTGATGTTACGAATACTATAACCGCTTTACAGACTGCGCAGCAAACATTGTTCGCACTTGGTTATCAGTTTTCTGCGATCATCGATGGATATAATATGAAATCGAGTGCAACGCCTTCAGGTATTGGAACGATGGCTACTAAATCAGCATTCTCAGTTTCATTGTGTATCACTGGTACAAAACCGAACGGTATTTCTGCTGTAGGTTTAGCACTTGGTAGATTCGCAAGAATTAGCATTGGTCATGGATTCGGAGCCGTTGAAGATGGTCCAGTAAATACTACTACTGCATTTTTAACCAATAGCGTTCAAATACCTTCAACAGGTACATTAACCGTTGGTAAAGTTTACACAGTATATGGCGGTTCGGTTACATATAATAGTGCAACCTATGCTGCTGGTAGTACCTTTACTGCAGTAACTGGATTTACGACATTCACTACGACTACTGGCGGTACATGTGTTGAGAACATAAATCCTATCACTAACCTTGCACCGTCTGATATTGACGCACTAGGTACGAAACAATTTATGTTCCTTAGAACATGGTTTAGTCATAGCGGATTCTATTGGAATGACGGTGCTACATGTGATGACCCTACGAAACAATTGTCAACTCAGGAGTATAACCGAGTTGCAAATCATTTAAGTGCTGGTGCGCTTGTATTCTTTATCAATGAAATGGGTAAAAACCTTCCATTAGATACGAAGACTGGTGCTGTTAGTCAGGCTTATTTGAATACCAAACAATCACAATTCTATGACGAGTACATTCAACCTCTGAATGTTGCAAGTGGTACGGGTGATGTGACTGACGGTTCGATGGTTGTTACGGGTGACAATTTCAATGCTACTAAAACATTAACGTTCACACTATTGATCGTACCTACTCCGATACTTGGTACAGTAAATGGTGTTGTAAAATTTACATCAACAATTTAATAGTATAAGTCATGCCAAATTTAAACAATCTGATATTGACCGCAGCCGATTATAAGGTTGCGTTAAATATTCCCGGATAAGCAGTATTTATGTTGATGACCGCCGCTTCCATTTCATGGAATGAAACTGCGGACAACGAACTTATCTACACAGTAGGTAATGAAGAACCTATTGGAAACAAACAGAACACTCGTAAGTATTCTGGTAAATTTTCAATGCAAGTTGGAGAATTGGAATTAATTCTACTTGCTGCAGGTTTAAAAAGTGCGATTCAGATACCGAATGCTACGTTATCCATTGTTGCGGTAAATAATGCATTCAGCAAGACATTTGCTGGAATCTGTATTAATACTTCTGCGACTGATATTAAGGCAAAGGATAAAGAATCAATTGTCAATCTTGACTGGACAGCTATAAGCGTACAATAATGAGCATAAAAACATTCGAAAAAGAAATAACCTTCTTAAGTCAAAAATTTATTTCCGAAGACGGCAATGCAGGTCATTGGGAACACATTGAAATTAAGAAAGTTGCGACATTTAAAGAATTAAGTCAGGTCGATCGTGACCAACGTAAGTTACAATTTAAAATCATTTCATTGCTCGAAGGTCATTCTGATAATCCAGATGAAGCGGGCATGAAAATTGATACTGATACACTTGCTGATATTACCGAGAAGGC